TAAATTCAAATAATTTTCTATCACTTCTAATCTTGAAGCTGCTTCTGAATTTTTATTTTCAATTTTTAATAATCTTTTCTCTATCTCTTCTTTGTATTTGCTTAATCTGTCAGAATTTTCTTTATTTGAAAAATTCTTAAAGTATGTTGTATCATTGACCGTTGTAGTAGTCTCTTGAATGCACTCAAAGATCCCATCCGTCAATCTGTCAAGATAACAGAATCCTACATTTTTAGTTCCTGCATCGTTCAAATATAAAAGATTCTCATCAAACTTAATCCCTATATTGCCTTGTAGAGCTTTGAAAATTTTTTCAGCACTTGTAACTATTGAAGGCAAATTACCATTGTTTAATTTTTTATCTAACTCTTTTCCTAAATATTCCCTATCAACCCACAACTCTTTTCCTGACCAATTAACAATAACTGTTTCTAAATTTGTTACCATTAAATTTATATGATATTTAAATTTGACAGGTGACTTACTAGCTGGAGGTAGCCACGAGCTTTCAGAACCATCATTTATATACCAATATAATAGTTCCTGCCCTCCATCTTGGACATAAATACCTATTTCTCTTGGAAAATATCCTTCTAATACTCCTGTATTATCAAGTTGAACTGTTAATTTAACTGTATCTCCTATTTGAGTTTTATCTACTATATTAACTTCTTTTTTTATAGATTTTATATCAATAAAAGTTTCTGGATTTTCATCAGGATTTATAGTTCCATTTCCTATTTTTACCTTTGCAAAAGAAACAGGCTTATTTTCTGCTAAACATTTTGCCATGTATTCTTTCCCTTTATTAGTTAATCCTTCAAACATTTCCTACCTCCATTTCTATTATTCTAAAAATACCATTTTTATTTTCAAAAACTTTATATATATCAGGATGAGTCCCTATAAATTCTTTTTCTAACTCAATACACTTAAATCCACCTGTTCTATATTTAATTTTTTCTCTATCAGTTTCTATTTCAACTGTATCAAGAATACTTCTGCAATTTTTATACTTTTCAAGTATATATACTAGCTCATCAATCCAGTTAGTATTAGTATTTAAGGTGTTTGTTGTAATTTTAAAAGTAAAAGGTTTCCCTCTATATTCAAACCATTCTTGAACTTCTAAAGGATAATTCAATTTTTTTAAGTTCTCTGTTACTGCAACTTTAGTTCCTTTTTTAGCATGAGCCCAATAAGCATTTTTTATTAACTCTATTTTTATTTCTCTTGCTAAAGATTCCTTCCAGTTATCAATTGTATACTGATATGCTAACTCTGAAAGAACTTCATCAGATTGTTGTTCCAAATTTTTATAAATTGCAAGTTTCGGAACTTCCGAAATAACTTCTTTTATATTTTTTTCAAATTCAATTGCCAATGTCCTTAAATTTTTATATTTTTTTAAGTTTTCAGGAAAAATTTTTTGATAGTCAGTATTTAATAAATTACTCATCTTCTACACCTTGATAACTTGCTGTTGTTCCAGTATCTTGTGCTATATGAGTTTTTTCAATTTTAGTAAAACTTGGACTGACTATCTCAACTCTTTTTGCTCCTGCCTGAATCAAGAGCTGAACTAATTTATTAGGATTTATATCTCTTCCTAACTTTTCTTTTTGCCATTTTTTATATTCTTCTACAGCTTTATTTACTGAAGAAGTTACTATAGTTACATCATCTTCTTTATTAATCCACCATTTAAAATTAATAGTGTAATTAGAAGCAGTTGGAGCAATTACTTCAACCTTATCAGTAAAAGGTCTAATATCATCAGCAGATAGAACCTCTGTAACTATTTTTAAAACCTCACTTTCAGGAATTTTTCCTTCTTTTAAAAGAGGAATTATCTTAACTATTCCTGGACTCTCCTTTGGAGTATAGATATAAGCATCAATTATATCTTGATGAGCTGTTAAAGTATAATATCTATATGCTGCAATAGGTCCAGCAGTACTAAAAGATGTTGGCTTTAGCTTAATTCTCTCTCTTAAACTATCATCATTTTCTAAATCTGCTCCTCCAGAACTAATATTTATATTTTCTACTGAATATAAATAAGGAACATCATCAACAATTGTATTTATTTCTCCAATTTGTAAATTATTTCCAATTTTACCTTCAGTAAGACAAGTAACTTCTCCATTTACTTCTCTTTCTCCTATTTTTAACTCTATACTTTCATCTAATTCAAAGAATAAATTTCCTGCACTTACTTTATACCCTTTAGGAATAGTTATAACTTCAGCAAAGATTTTACTAAAAGTATATTTAATTGTTGCTTTAGCTCCTCTTGCTAAGTTTCTTTTAACTCCTACAAGCTCTCCAAGAGCTTCTAAATATACTCCTTTAGAATATCTAAGAAGATTCATTTTACCAGTAAAATTTATATTATTATTTGCTATTGAAACTACATAAGTTACCCATGAAATAAAATCATTAACTGGATCTCCTGCTCTTATCTTTACTCCCATAATCTCTTCATAACCACTTTTTATAGTAGTTTCTAATTTAGAGATATCATTCTCAATAAATCTAATTTCACTCATTATCTATCCCCCCTTTGATGCTAACAGATAGTTTTCCTGATAGTCCTTCAATATCTGACACATGAATCTCTTCAGTTTTAAATCTTGATTCTTCTCTTGTTATCTCTTCTAGTATATCTGCTGCTATACTTGCTTTAACAATCTCTTGAGGTTTATCAATATTCTCAACTATAATTCCTTTGTGTCTAGCAAGAGGAACATTACATTTAATTCTAGTTACTGTATTATCAATATTTTGACTAATTTCTTCACTTAAATTAGGTTTTAATATATAATTTCTTTCTTGAGTATTAATTTTAATTTCCATTAGTTATACTCCTTTAAGCTCAAAGAAAGCTCCATTTTACTTACATTTCCTAAGCTTGTATATGCTTTATATGTTTCAGACATTGAAGTTATTACATACCAACCACTTCCTACTACTCTACTTCCTAAAATGAACTTTAATTTTTGCCCTTTTTTCATATAATCTTCAAACTCTTTAGCAGCAGCAGTTGGATTAACATTCCAAGCAGCATTAAGATGTATATTCAATTTAAGCTCATCTAATGCAACTCCCTCAAATTGTAGCTTAGGTTTTCCGTGCATAACTTCATGTTCTATCCATCTAACACTTTTATCTCCTGAAAGGTCATTGATAGTTTTTATATAAAAAGAGCTACAACCAAATATTGTCTTTCCTAAACTTCCTACAATCATCTCTCCTCCTATACTGGTGATCCTGAAGTATCTGGTCCACCTTTAACTCCAGAGTGTTTATGAGTCATCAATGATATTCCTCCTGCAACTACATCATCTGTAGCATTCATTCCACCATTTAGTTGAATATTTCCATTTATTGTTATATCTCCTGTAATCTTTATCTGAGGACATACAACTTCAATTTCTTTTTTACAATCTAAATATAGTTTAGATGCTTTTTCATCATAGATCACTTGAGTACCATCAGAAAATACAGTAATCGTTTTTCCCTCTCCTGCATTAGACATAACAGGAGCTGGAAGATCATAACCACTTCCAAGATACATTCCAGAGTTTCCATTGCTAACTAATAAGCACAATCCCCTTTCTCCTATTTGAGGCATAGAGTATTGTTTAGTTCCTTTATTTCTTCCCTGAAATACTTGTAGTTCTGCTGATTGGTCTTCTAAATCTTCAAAGTGAACTTTTACAGTTCCTTTATCATGATTTACTATAGATACAGTTCCAAACCTTATCATTCCTCTTCTTCCACCTTCCTTATATCTAATGAGAGTGTATAATCTTTATAATTAGTATCTATCTTTGAAATTAAATATTTTCCTTCAAAGATACCAAACCCAACTATATAAATAGTATTTCCTACACTTAATAATTGTTCTTTTCCTAACAGTTGAATATACCCTCTTGTAGAATCCTTATTTTTTTCCCTTAAAGCTTTCTCAGCAATCTTACCAAGGTACTCTTCTTTTTGCTTTTTAGTTGCTCCAGGAGGCTCTTTTTCCTCATTTATAAAGAGTACTCTTTGAGTTCCTCTTTTATATCCTGCCCTCTGTTTAGTAAAGAAACTTTTTTCTATTTTTTTCCCTAATTTACTATCATAATATGAGATCTTACAACCTGCATATCTGTCAGTATCATCAGTTTCAAATGAATATGATTTAAGATCTGATCTTGAAAGATAGATAATTGGTTCTTTATTTTCATATAAAGTCTCTTCTAATAAAATTAATTTATCGTTATAGAGTTTTACTAATATTCCAGCCTCTTTCCCTAATCTCTTTAAGAAGTTAAAGTAGCTCTCTAGTCTAGCTTCAACTCTTTTATATTCAAACTTAAAATCAACTTCAAAAATTAACTCAAGGTTACATTCCTTTGCTATATCTGATGCTATTTTTTCTAATGTTACATTTTCCCAAACTCTATTCTTTTTATTGTCCATAAGATTTGATGTTATGTCCACTGATAGAGCTTTGATATTACACACATCAGGAGGTCCAGAGTAGCTAACATTATCAATATAGAAAGTTCCTACATCAATTTCTACAACACCTGTAACTTCCCAATTATGAAGATAGGCTTTTACTTCTAATTTCTCTCCTTTAAGAGGAGCCCAACTGCTGATCCACAGTCCTTCTCTATTTTGAATACTTAAATCTAAAGTATCAAATTCATTCAAAGAATCTGATTGGGTAAAGCTAAGTAAATCATTATGAATATATTTTGTTATATTTTTACCTTCATAAAGTATTTGTAATTCTATTCTTCTAGTATTTCCAATTACATTATCAAGTACTTTATTAGTTAAATTATCTAACTTGTCTAAAATTTTATAGTCTAACATCTTATCTCCTCCATGGTGGAGCATTAGTATTAGCCTTTTTAGCCGAGTCTATCTCTTGATATTTAAGCTTTACTCCTGCTTTGAATACAATTACATCACTATACTCCTCATTTAGCTCTAAAAGAGAATTATACAGTTTAGAGTCATCAAATAACTTATATGCAATACTATCCCAAGTGTCTCCTGAGATTGTTGTATAAATTTTATCTGCCATTTCCCCTCCTATATGTTTCTCTTTGGTATCTATCAAAATATCCTTTGAATTGCTCATAAGACATTCTTGCATCATTTTCTAGAACTTCTTTTACACCTGTAGCATCTTTAGCATTAACCACAGGGGAATAAGTAAAGTTAAAAGTAGTATTAGTATTGCTTGAGCTAGAGCTATTATCAAAAGCTCCTAATAATCTTCCAGTTTTTTCCCATAGATTCATACTATTTGAATCTCCAGTAAGAGGAATTATAGCTTCAGATGCTCCTCCCTCTCCTACCATTGCAAGAGTTGGAGAATGAACAAATCCACCAGTTGCAAATCCTGGAATAAGTTTAGTGAAAAATCCACCTTTTCCCTCTGTTTGTTCTGCATTTTCTCCATTAGAACTTGGTATAAATTTATTTTTAAGAGAAGAAATTCCATTGCTAATAGCATCACCTAAACTAAAGTTTTTAATCTCTTCAAATATTTGTAAGAAGTAATCCTTTAAATCTTTTCCTAAATTCTTTAAGTTTTCTATTTTAGATGCCATATAGTCAAAAGGTATTCCTAATACAGCCATAGCTTTCTCTTTAAATTCATTGAAATTGTTAATTCCATTCATTACCATTTCAACTAATTTTTCTTTTAATTCACTAGCCTTTAATTTGATAGTATCCCAGTTTTCATATATCAATTTTCCTGCTTTAATAACGTGTCCTAAAGGACCAAGCATATACCAATATTTATCAACCAACTCTACTACCTTATTTTTTAGATCAATAGCTTTCTTTTTAACTGTATCCCAGTTTTTATATAGTAAATATCCTGCTGCAACAAGAGCTGTTATTCCTAATATTACTAGTCCTACTGGACTTGTTAATGCTGCTATTCCAGCTTTAGCTACTCCTCCTATTTTCCCAATAGTTTTTATTATTTTAGCTCCTAATTCTTTTTCAGTAGCTAATCCAGCTAATTTTGTATAAGTTGAATATGTACTTATTCCAAAACTTATAAATTTTAAAGCTCCTCCTATACCATATAAAGCTCCTGTGCCATAAACAATAGTTTTAGCCATTGCTTTTACTTTATCAGGATTTTTCTCAAGAAGTTCAGTAAATTTTCGTAAAGCTGGAGCTACTACTGCTATACCTTGATTTAAAAATGGCAGTAATGTTTCTCCTGCTTGAGCTTGCAATAGTTCCATTTGCGATTGTAAGTTTTGTAATTCATTTTCTGTTGTCCCAGCTCTATTTTCATATTCTTTATCTGTTGCACCTTCATAATTCTTTTTATTCTTAACCAAGTTTAAATTTTGAGTATACTTTTCATAAGATTTAAGAACATTAGATGCTGCAACTTTTCCCTCTTCTCCAAATAGCATAGTCATAATTGCTGATTGATCTACTTTATTAGCTTTGCTTAACTTTGAAAATACAATATCCATTGCTTTTTCTGCATCTTTAGATGCAGTTTTAGCTAAAAATTGAGCATCTAATCCAAGCATTTCTAAAGCTTCTTTCTCTGATTTATCTGCTGCTTTTCCTTTAGATAAAACATTTAAAAGCTTTTTAGCTCCTGTAGCAGCTACCTCTGGTGCCATTCCCATTTCAATTAATGACGCCCCTAGAGCAGCAGTCTGATTTTCAGCCATACCTGCAAGTTTAGGTATATTTCCTAATCTAGTTATAAATTCTGAAATTTGATCTTCTGAAGCTCCTGTATTGTTTCCAAGAGTATTAATTTGATCAGTAAGTTCTTTTAATTTAGTTAAGTCCATATTAAAAGCATTTTTCCATATAAACATATACTTAGATGCTTGATCTCTATTCATATTAAAAGCAATTGCCATTTTAGAAGCTTGTTCTATGTATGGAACTGCCTCATCTTGCTTTAACCCTGATTGACCTGCATTAGCAGCCATTCCATATAGATCTTCTAATGAAATTGCCATTTTTTTCTCTGTAATAATAGATTGTAATTCTTTTTTAAATTTTGCCTCTTCCTCTTTATTAGCAAAATCAAATTGCTTCTTTACATCAGCAAAAGCACTTTCAGCTTTTATAGCAGAATTAAGTAATATTCCTCCTGCTCCAGTAACTACACTAGCTCCTTTAATTGCTCCTCCACCTATACTTGAAACTTTATCAGCTTTATTTTTTATACTTTCAGCTTTTTGATATTTTTCCATAGCCTTATTATAATTATTAGCTTTTTTCTCAAGTTCCTCATATGATTTTCCTATATCTTGTAATGATATATTTTGCTCTTTTAAATTTTTGCTAGTTTCTTTAATATCTTCTATATGCTTTTTTTGCTTATTATTTAAACTTTCAATTTTATTTTCTAAAGATGAATACGTTTTATTTAATGAACTACTTTCCTTAGAGTTATCTTTTATCTCTTTTTCTACTTTATTAAATTCGGTTTGTAATGGTTTTAATTGAGAAATTATATCTCCTATTTCTTTTTGCAACTTGTTATATTCATTTTTTGTTTCATTGCTAATTTTTTTATTATCTTTTATTTTTTTATCTACTTCATTAAACTCTGCTTGTAGTGGTTTTAAGTGAGAAGTTATATTCCCTATTTCTTTTTGAAGTTGAATATATCTATCTTTTAATTCACCACTATTTCCTTTGTTATCTTTTATTTTTTTATCTACTTGATCAAACTCTTTTTGAAGAGGTTTTAATTGAGAGACTATATTTTTTATTTCTTTTTGTAATTCAGTATACTTATCTTTTAGATTATTATTAATATCTTTATTATCTTTTACTTTTTTAGTAACAGAAGCTAAATCAGCTTTTAATAACTTTTCTTTTGAACTTAGATTTGTAATCTCTTTAGATAAGTTTTCTTTTGTTTTAGTTAATTCTCTTCCACGAGCATCTACTTCTGAAATACTTTTTTTCAATTTTAAAAGCTCTTTTTCAGCAGAATTTATCTGTTGCCTTGTATCTTTTCTAATTAATCTCAATTCACTAAGGTTTCTCAAAGCAGCTTGACTTTTTCTTAAATCCTCTGTCTTTTTATTAACTGCTTCTATTAAAGTAGTTGCATTTTTAAAACTACCTCTAAAGCTAGAACCTATTGTTGCTCCTATTCCAAAAGAGATTGCTAATTGTTTAACTCCCATATTTCCTCCAATAAAAAAACCACCTATTCTTTTAATAGAATAAGTGGTTGTTATTTATTTAGAAATTAATTTAAGAAGTATGGTTGATACTATATAAATCACTATTATAGCAATTAAAGCATAATATATAGTATAGCCTAATAAGATAGCTCCAAAGATTACAACAAAGATAAGAACTTTAAGAACTTTACTAAGAATAGGCCATATTTTAAATTTAAAAATTTCCCATTTGGTTAATACAATAGTTTTATCTCCAAGTAAGTATCGCTCATATCTTTCTTTAGCAATAGCTCTTTTTCGTTCAATTTCTCTTTCTATCTCCTCTGAACCTTCTTTAGTAAAGCTTCTTTTAGCTTCTTCCCAATATTTTTTTGTCTTTTCATTTGATTCTCTCTGCTTTTCCTTAAACTTCTCAATAAAATTTTTCATAATATCACCCTTAATAAAAGTATAGCCCATACTTTTGTTAAAAGCAACCACTTATTCTATATTTAGTTTCCATTGTTCTGTTCATTTAACAATTCTGTTAATGATTCTATCCAATCACTCCACTCGTAAATTGGCATTTCCAGCCAATAAACAAGTGAAGTTTTAGTTTGTTTTGAAAGAGTTATTCCGATTTTTCTGATAGTAATTCCATTAAGGTTTGATATTCCAAGCCGTCGAAAAAACCCTTGATCATATTTGTTATTTTTATATATTCTATAGCTGATAATATTTCTAAGTCTGAAGGAGTGCAACCAATTATTTTAGATGCAATAAGTCCTAAATAAGCTCTACTCCCTTCCATCTCTCCCTTTGGAAATATTCCACCAATTAATAAAAATTCTCTTTCAGCTTCAAGTAATATTTTTGCTGTAAAATCTTCCTTTTTTATATTAATTTCAGAGATAGTTTGCTGATTATCTCCAAATCCTGTAATAATAGGTTTCTCTAATTTCATTTAATCCTCCTTACATTCCCATAGCAGCTCTGATATCTGTTAAATAATCAGTTCCTTTAACCTTGAAAATCATATTTGTTTTATCAACTTCAAGTACCTCTTCTCCATCATATTCAACTTTTAAATAGTTAACTGAAAACTCTTGCTTAGAATCTGTAGGCTTTCCTACTGATAATTTTCCTTGAGAAAATCCTTTAGGATATCCTTTAACCATAATTCTATATTTACCAGTTACAAGTTTTCCTTGATTTTGATCTGATGATTGAAGCCCTGCTTTTATTTCAAGTGAATATGCTCTTTGCTCTAGCATATTATAGTTTTGATCTATAAGAGTTCTAAAGTTTAATCCCATAGTCATTGCTTGAATATGCCCTAAAGTAGTAGAATCAATCTCTCCTGCTATTCCTGCTCCTGAAATTGTTTCAGACATAAATTGAATATCTGGTAGATCCACATCAACTAAGGCTGTTAATGATCTGCTACCATCTGCATAAAGCATATAGTTTACAACTTTTTCTGGAATTATTCCTGGTCCTGTTAATCCTGCCATTTGTTACCTCCTAAAATAAATTATTATAGTATTTTGTATCTATTTCTAAATCAAAGCATATATCTTCAGCTGGTAGTGCTGGTGAGAAATATAATTTGAATTTAATTTTTCCATCTATCAATGAAGTAACAGGGTTATCTTCTTCTCTAAATTCAACTCTTCCTCCTATAATCATTCCAGCAGCAGTTAATCCATTTAACCAAATATTTACACTATCAGTGATAGTAGTTATTAAGTTTTTATTTGTAGGATTATCAACTTTTTGCCAATATGTTTGAACTAAACTATTAGTTAAGAAGTTAAACATAAGTCTTGAAACTATAAAATTATCTTTTGGATCTGTTACACCTGGATAACAACCAGTCCTATTTCCCCATGCTACCCAACCATTAATCCAGTTAATAGCATTTGTAATTCCATTTTCATTTAGATAATTTGCTTCATCTAGCCCTAAAAACACCTCTTCTCCTGATGCTAAACAAGTAGAATCTGCTTTTATTCCCTCATTAGATGGTGATTTATAAGGGATTCCATCATTTTCAGCTGCTAATGATTGAATTAGGCAAGCAATTTGTGTTGATAGATGATATTGAGTATCTCCTAGTTTTACTTTTGGATAACATACTTCTAAATAAGTAGAGATTAGGTTATTATCATTCTTATGTTTAACTGCATCAGAATACTTAGTAACAGTTTTTGTATCAATATCTACAAGAGCAAAACCTTTAAAGTGCCCATTAATTAAACTAGCTTTAGTTTCCATTACTGCTGCTACTGTACTATCCGTTGACCACTTAGGAGCTAGTACTAAGTTTGGTACAAGTCTATATTTAGGGAAAACAGTTGAGATACACTCTAATCCTTTTTTAGCTCCTGAAGATGGATCTATTCCTCCAACAATATCTGTATTTTTTATAACACTAGGATCTAACTGATCATAAGTTACAGATAATTTATTACCTGAAACTTCCTCTTCTCCTGTTTGAATAATTTTAAGATATCCATTCTCATCAAATTCAGTTACATATGTAATTGTTGGAGTAATTGTTAATGAACTTGCAATAACTCCTAATTCCTTTATTACTGCTGTTTTATCTTCTAAGAAAGGTACATTTTCATCTTGTTTTGTTTTCTTGTGAGTTTTTGGATCTAAGACATTTACTAAAACTATTGGTCCTACTCCAAATTTACTAAAATGAGCATCTATAGCTTCACATAGTGTATAATTTTCAAAATCTCTAACAAATCCAAACTCTTTTACTGCCTCTTCATATGAATAACATAATATAGGAGTATTTATATTTTGTTTCTCACACATATTAATTGGTGCAGTTCCTACATAAAAAGGTGTTATGGAATCTGTTTTAGTAGCTATTAGTGATGTAGCTGTTTCTTGAGTTCTAACGCCATGATTAAATGCCATTATTATTTACCTCCTAATTTCTTTAAAATTCTATTAAATAATATATTTTCTCTTGTTCCTGCTTTTACTACTTTTCCTTTATTTAAAGCAAACTCTGAGTTTATTTCTAAAAACAAAGATTTAATTTCAGGAAATTCTTTAATTGCCTCTTCTACATTTGAAGGAAAATCTCCTAAATATACAGTATTAGTTGTTAGTCCATACTTTCTGATGGAAGGACCTAAGTACATTTTAGAGACTTTCTCTTTTACTATTTCTTTTGGTTTCTCTTTTCTCTCTGCCATCTATTCTCACTCTCCTAATATCCAAGCATCTACATCAGTTCTATAAGTTTTTGTTCTTAAAAATTTAAAAATAATTTCTCCAGCCATATACATTCCATTGCTATCTAATTCCCAGCTAGTCTCTGTACAAGCTTCAAACTCTTCTAAATAGATACCCTTATCTAAAACTTTTTCTATAACTATATCTATCATTTGATAAAGTTTTTGATATATTTCTTTAGTATTATCTACATAGAGAAGAATACTAACCTTTATATTTATCTCCTTACTTTCTAAGGTATTAACTCCTGATGAGGCTATAATTCCAATAGCAGGGACTATCTCATCTATTCTCTCACTAGGAACTGGTCCTATGAACACCTCAGGAGTTTTTGGAGATCCTTCAGTAGTATTAGTTTCTATTGTGATACTCTTTTCTATTATTTTTTTTAATTCTTGTTCCAATTCATATACTTTTTTCATAGATGCCCCTTTAAAATTCTATCTATCTCTCTATCAAAATTTTTCTCTAATATTTCAGGTGCTTTATCATTTACATACTCTTGAATAGTTTCAGTTCCAAGCATTTGTGGAATAGAAACTGTTTTTAAATCCTGTATTGTAGATTTTCTAGATTGTGATTTTCTTTGAAATATTCCACGATGTCCATTTTTCATAGTTGCTAAAAAAGGTCTTCCATAAAGCTTTGAATTTCCTGTAACAGATTTCCTTTTCTCCCTCTTTTTTACCCTAACTAAGAGAGTTCCATCTGCTTTCTTAGATTTAAAAAACTTATATAAAGATAATCTTGGAGATTTAGATCTAATAAATCCAATAGGGCTTTTAAAATTAGCTTTTTTAACTGATAAAGTTTTTTCAACCTCTGTAGAAGTGATTGCATAATTTGATGTAACATCTTTTTTTAAGTCTTTCTTTATAGTTGTAATAGATCTATTGATAGCTGATGATGTAGCTCTTTCTACTCCATTCTTTATTCCTGAAAGTAATCTTTGTGCTTTATCTAAATTTTTAATTTCAATAAAACCATTAGCCATTAATAAGCAGTAATCTCCTTTAATCTGATTGTTGTTATTCCCTCTACAGAGTACCAATCGTTTACAAGATAATTAGTTCCATTTACTTTTAATCTCTTTCCAGGAACTCTCCTTTCTAAAGTAAATTCCACTGTTTTTAGATAAAGTATCAAATCTACTGAATAATATGTATCATCAATAGCTTCCTCTGAAAAATCTTTATCCAGATGCTCTATTACTCCTACATAAATTCCATCTTCAATGTTGATATTTTCTCCCATTTCATCAAAGTTCAGGAAGATATCTACATCTTCCTGAAGCATTGATTTAAAATTTAAAGGACTACTCAGCAGTCTTTTTTCTTCCATTTTTAGATTTTTTTTCCTCTTCAATATCTACTACTGGAGTTTCTTCTATTTCTTTCTCTTCAACATCTACTACTGGAATTTCTTCTTTTACATCATCAGCTAAAACTAAAACAGTTCTTGTTGAGATAAGATATTGTTTTTCTTTCTCATCAACTTCTATTTCTGCTTCACTTCCTATTGAATGTTGTCCATAAATTCTTAAAAATTTTACCTTCATTTTTCCTCCATTTCGCAAATTCCGAAATTATTCAGCATCACAAACTACTACATTGAAGTATCCTGATAAATCGTCAGGTTGTAAAACTGGTCTTGATTCAGTTGTAATATTCTTTTGTTTTTTGTTTGGTGAGTCTACATCAGAAAATCTTTTAACCATATGTACATCATTTGTTCCCATATTTATAATAGGAGCATATAGAATTTTACCTTCAGTTGAACCTCCTAAAATCATATTTGTAGGCATTAACTGAATCTCTTTTCCATCATATCCAATTACTTTTCTTGAATATCTGAATAATTCTACTCCATAAGTTTTATAAGTTCCTAACCATACAACTCCAGGATATTGTCTTGTTACTTCTTTTACAAACTCTGTTTGTAGATCTTTGCTTAACATATCATGTTTAAACTCTTTAGAGTTCATAAATTTATCAGCAGCAGTCAATCCCATAACTATATTTCTAACTATAACTCCACTTTCTTCAGCTTTAGCTAAGATGTTATCTAAAGAAGTAATTGGATTTACTCCTGTTTCTCCCCACTTTTCACCACCTTCAAGAGTTACCATATTATCTATTCCATAATCTACCTCATATGAAGCTTCATCTGTTGTTGATGTAACTTTTCCAGTAGTTAAGAATTGAGATACTATTAACTCCTCTTTATTTGCAATATATCTCTCTTGATCAGCTAATATCTCTGCTATTTTCTTTCCAACTCTCTGTGCTGGCTGATAATCTCCAGTAAAATTCATTCCAGCTTCTCTAACAAAAAAATCCTTTGGTCCTAAAGATCTTGATACTGCTATATTAGGGGCTGTAATAAGGTTAGAAGTAGTTCTTCTATCTACAACTGGTCTTCCCATTTCAAGTGGAGTTACAAATGGAGCTACATGCTCTCCTCCTTTAGTTATTTCAAGCATAATCTCTTCAGTAGGTACTGTTTCAGATTTATTAAAAAATAGATCTGTTAAAAAATTTTTTTTAGGTTCCCATGCATCTCTTATTTTTCTTATTGTTTTCGGTGTATAAAGATCAAATTCGTTCGCCATTTTTTCCTCCTATTATCTTAAAAATAATCCTATTTTTCTTAATTCTTGCTTTAATTTTAATTTTTCAGTTGGATCACTAGGTAATAAAACAAAGCTTTCTACTAAATATGCTGTTAATAAAGCTGAACATTGCTTGTTTGCCTCTGCTTCTTCATAAGCTATTGCATAAGGTGTAGTATAAGTAACACTTTTATCATATTTTCCATAGTTCCCACTAGCATCTACTCCGATAACATCTCCTGCTTTTACAGCAGTTTTTACTGCTAATGGTTCAGATACTAAAGGATAATCTCCAAAAAATATCTGTTTTTCTACATTTGTAAATTTTTTGTTATTAGGCATAAATCTTTCCTCCTATCTTTTTATATTTAGCTCTTTTAAAGCTGTTTCTATAACACTATTTAACATCTGCTCTTTTTCGCTTCCCTCAATTCCAGAAGTGATCCCATTAAATCCTGCTGCTGCTTTTTCCTCTTCTCCTCTGTCAATCTCTCTTCCAGCATGTTCAGAGTTCATATTATATAAATCTACAATAATATCCTTGTAATCTCTTGGCTCTTCAAATTTAGCCTTATCTACTAATTCTTTTGCAGCTTTACTATAAATTTTAATTCCATCTAAGTTTTGAATTCTTTTTCTCTCTTCTGCAACTGCAGTCTGTACAGCTCCATTAATTGCACTTTTTACTGTATCAGTGTTTATAAGTTCAGTTTGTAGCTCATTTATTAGCTCTGGATATTGAGCTTTTAATTCTTTTAATGTCATTGTTGCCTCCTGAGTTTTTTTATTTAAAATTTCTGAAAGTTCTTTAGGTATTTTCTTTGAATTTTTTATATTCATAGAACATACAGTTTGAATATTTGAATTGATAATATTAGTATCATAAGATGCTATCTCATCTATAAAACCTGCTTCTAATGCCTCTTGTGTATTAAAGAATGTTTCTTCATCCATTTTTTTTGCTATTTCCTCTCTTGAGAGAGAAGATTTTTCCACATAAAGATCTAACATATTCTCTTTAGTCTTATTTAGATGTTCTATCGCCTCTATCATCTCTTTAGTATTGGAATATCCCATATACATCAATGGATTATGGATCATAAAGTAACACCCTTTTCCCATAACTGTTTTATTTGCTGCAATAGCAATAAGAGTTGCTGCTGAACATGCCATTCCATCAATATATGCAGTTACTTCCTTTTCTTGAGATAATCTTTTAAGTTCATGATATATTGCTAATGCCTCTGCAATATCTCCTCCAGGTGAGTTAATCTTTACTGATATTTTTTTACAATTTTTAAGGTTTTGGAGTTGTTGATTAAAGATAAAAGAACTTGTTTCTCCAAACTCTTCCCATGCCCATTTTGTAATCTCACCAGCAATTCTTATTTCACCTTCATTATCTGAAAGATTTTTTATTGAAAAAAATGATGTTTTACTCACTTACTTCACCCCCAATCTTTTTTTGAATTATTTTGTTAATCTCAGCAATTTTTATTTCCTCTTCAAGTCTAGCCTCTAATATCTCATCAAAGTCCAAACCACTTTCAGCTGTAATTATTCCTCTCGTTGTAGTATAGTTGTCGAGAGAGGTTTTATTGGCATTTGCCTCTTTAAGTGGATCCAATGAAGATTTACCACTACCTACCCAAATACAACGAGAAAAAGCATATCTCACTGCCTCATCTTCAAAGAATCTTGGACAATCTATATCTCCATTTCTTATAAGTTCTAAAATAAACTCTTCATAAACTGGTTGACACAGTGTCCTTTCTAATAGCTTTCTACACACTAAAAACCTTTGATGTGCCTCTTCAAGAGATGCTTTAGCAGCAGAATAGGATGCTTTAAATGAACTCATCAATACTTCATGTGGTATCTCCAGTTGAGCTCCTATCTCCTCATAAACTGCATCTACAAAGTCCTTGTATGATTTATTAGGTCTTGTAGTTGTAAACTCTTTGATAGTTTCTCCATCTTTAGCTATTATTCCCATTCCATGATCCAATGAAATTTTATCTGTTCTATCTTTAGATACTCCCTCTGCTCCCTCACTACTTCCAAAAGCAGATGTATTAATAAAACCTTCCGCATCTTTAGTCTCTATTATGAAACCTAATGAAGCATTGATAGCTGCTGCAATCAGTTCAGCCTCTTTATATCTACCTAAGTTTTTAATAGGATAGATTATAGATGCTAGAAGTGGAACTCCTCTTCTCTGTCCTACTCTTTCAGGTTCAAAAATATGTAAAATATTTCTTCTCCCTAAAGAGTTAAACACAGGATATCCTTTAATCTCTGAATATCCATCTCCTGGATGTCTGTCAGCAATATAATATTTTAGTAGATCTCCATTTGGAGCAAACTCAATTCCACCTTTTATCAGCTGATTATAGGTAAATCTAGGATTTACTATTCTATCTGCCTCTATCATTTGTAAGCATAGTTCTATTTCTACTCCTGGTCTTTTCTTTCTTTTTGGAATAACAAAGGCATCTCCATTCATTATCCAACTAAGTTGTACAAGAGCTTGAATTGTGAAAAAATCGTGCATCCTGTTAAAATCTGCATTTGTAGAAGATGCCCAAGCATTAAATTTAGCTTTTATTATTTTTTCATATTCCCTAGCTTGTTCTTTAGTTATTCCTGCTATTTGATAGTTGATGTTAGGCTTAGGAAGCAATCCTGTTCCAACTATCTTAGTTCTCATCTTTTTAAGAGCAGCTCCTGCAAGTTCATTATTCATATAGAGATTTCTTGATTTTGCTCTTAAATCATCTAAATCCCATAGAATATCATTATCAGGGCTTTCTGGATATGTATACCAGTTTGAAAGAGATGGATCATCTTTATTGCTATATCCTATTCCATTAACCATTTTTACAGTTGTCATAGTGTTAGCAACAGGAGTAGGAGTTGGTTTTGTTACTGAATATGTTCTTTTTCTCTTTTTCCTACTCATTTTCTACCCCCTTGGAATAAACTGAACAAATCTAGGTCCTGTTTTCCCTGATACTCGTTCTAATCTTTCAGCCCATAACTCTATATTTTTCGCAATTTCCGAAGCATTTACCCTTGTTAAAGTTCTATTTCCTATTGTGTAGCTCTGTCCCATTGCTACCTTTTCTTCTGCTGCAAGCCACATGTCTAAATGTCTTTGACACTGTTCCTTTGTAAATATCATTTGCTATCTCCTTTCTCTCTGTATTTTTCGCTATTTAAGTCTATTCCTAAAAGTTCCATTCCAGCTGTTGCATAGTTCATAAGGTCAAGAGGCTCATTTCTTCTACCTGGAAGCACCTGCCATTCAATTTTTTCTCCTTTAGCTGACATAGTTTTAACTTTCACCTCTGCCGTTAATCCTTCAAAAAATGCTATCCCACAACCTTTTGTAGAATCTGCTGGAAAATGAACTGTTCCACTTCCCTCTAAAATAGTTAATCTTGTATAAACTAAATCTTTTAAAGCGTTAACTCCTAGACTTAAAAGGTTTATGCTTGGAACACCTTTCTTAGTAGTTTTTCTAAAACCATTAAGAATATTAATTCCAAATCCTCCCTGTCCTTTGATTGCAAATATATTTCTTACAGCCTTTCCAGCAACATATTTATATACATTTCCTGTATGATGTCCTCCAGAGTCAATAAGAGTACAAGCTATTGGAAGTTGCTTTTTATTTTTAAATGAGAACTTTTTTCTTAAAAATTCATCTAATCTTAGCCAAACATCTTCCTTTCCTGGACTTCCTGGGAAATCTCTATATTGAACTACATAGCTTTCATAACCATAGCCCCAACCAACTACTAAGACTTCCAATCTGTTATCTTGAACGTCAACACCAGCAGTTAAAAACTTGATATTAGGGTGTAATTCTGCTCCATACTCCTCTCTTCTCTCAAAAAGAGCCTCATAATCTAACTGTTCATCAAGATGTAATACAAATGTTTCTCCTAAGACTGTATTTATAAAAGCTCTCATACGAAACTCATCATTTTTTACTTGTTGATATTCTTCAAAAATATCTTTCCAACTTCTCCAAGGAGAAGCTAAAGAATTTAAATGAAAACTTCTATTTTTCCTTTCTTGTGGAAATCTAGCAATCCATTTACCTTGAGCTTGATTATCTTTTTTCCAAAGTTCTTCCGCCTCTAATGTTCCACAATGTTGACACTCCATTTTTATAATTCCATTATCATCTTGAATATACTCCCACTTAGGAGCTTGATACTCTCCACAATGAGGACAAGGTAAGCACCATTCTTCTTGTGATCCTTCTAAAAATAATTTCTGAATTTTAGAAGTAGTATCATCAGTTGGAGTAGATACTCTTAGCATTTTTTTATTAAAAAAGGTTGTAGTTCTTCTTTCTGCTAACTGAACTGGATCTCCTTCTTCTTTAGCTGATTGCGGAAATCTATCCACCTCATCAAGAAGAGTTACTCTTATAGGTCTACTAGCTAATCCTGAAGGACTATTTGCTCCAACAAATCTTACAAAGCCTCCTGGAAACATTTTTCCTTGTACAGTCCCTTCAGCTTTTTTATTTGCTTTTTTTACTAAATCCCTAAGAACTTTAGTATCTCTTATCATTGGTTCTACTCTCTCTTTACTAAAAGCTTTGGCATCATCTACAGTTGGTTGTACAAAGAGAATTGAACAAGGATCCAAGTGCATATATCTTCCAAGGATATTTAATAGCATTTCTGATTTTCCAACCTGTGCTGAACTTTTTATAGTTACAGATTCTGTATAACTATCTGTAACACAATTATAAATTTCTCTCATATATGGAGTTCTATCTGTTGACCATTTCCCAGATTCAGCTGAACTCTCTTTAGAAAGAACTCTATATCTATCAGCCCATTCTCCTATTGTTAAATCTGGAGCTGGTTTCAATATTTTTAATAATTCTTCAAAGAATTTAATTGTTTTCTGCTCCATCTATTTCCACATCCTCTAACTTTAATTTGCTATAATCTGAAAGCTCATTTAAACTCTCTGCTACTAAAGTCTTTAATATTTGCTCTATTTCTCTTCTACTACTAACATTTACTAACTGTACACTTGCTTTAGTAGGAATTGATGTGAGCTTAGCTTTAAATCTTGCTAACATATCAGATACTAAAAGCTCAATATCATCTTTATGATGATACTCTCCACTTAATATTCCTAATTTAAGTTTTTTCATATCTGTATCCACTTTTCTTGCTTCTGCTATCTCATCTTTTCCTGAAGAGTTTTCTACAAAAATTTTTATTGATAAAAGTAGATCATATTTTGCTGGAGCAACTCTAGCATCCTTAAAATAATCTCTAACTTTTCTTTCAGAAAATCCAAATATTTTTGCCATTCTACTTTCTGTAGCTACTATTTCAGGATTTGTTCTCCCCAACATTTTCTCACCACTATTTCAAAAATTTTTTGGCAAGCTCAAAAAAAAATCCAGAATTGAAAACTTTCGGGCTCGCCAGCGCCTCGGCTCGTCCCAGCGTTTACAGTACCTTAGATCATTCAAGGAGCTTAGTGCCATCTCCCTCTGAAGCAACTTGTTTCTCTAGTCTTATCTTCTTTAATTTGATTATCTCTAATTCAGTTTCAACTTTCTTTTTTTGTATCTGCGCTTCTATGTCTCTTGCTTCAAGTTCTTTTCTTCTTAACTCTAACTCTATATTTAATTTATTAATTGCTATTTGTTTTTCAGGAGTATAAACACCTATGATATCTCTTTTTATTTCAGCTATCTTAGCTATATTATCTATTCTCCTTCCAACAGCCTCTTCTACAGATCTATAAATCTTTGGTGTCTCTCCTTGATTTATCGCTCTCATCTCTTCTGCTTCATAACTCTTTATTACCTCTCTTGTATGTGCTAGATGCTCAGTTACTTCATCATTGATTAGTTTTAAAAGCTCCTCTTTATTCTTCTTTTCTTTAAGAGCAAAATCTTCATATTCAGTTTTACTCTTTATTCCCTTAATCCAAGGATCTCCTTTCTTTCCACTTCTCTCTTTTATTTTTTTCAAAGTGTTGTATGATACCTTGTAAATATATGCTAATTGTTTTAAATCTTCTCCATATTCAAATCTATTTCTTATTTCAAATTCTATTTCTTTAGTTATTTTTGCTATTTGTATCACCTCTAAAAAAGATAATAAAAAGATAAAAATATAGAGAGATAAAAAACACTTAATTAACTATAGTGAAAATATAGATCTTTTATTCTTAATTAAAATAGTGCTTAAACCAAGGATAGCTCAAGGTTTGTTATGCTTTTTCTATTACTAGCTAATTTAGATTAGCTAGTAAAAAAAATTGAGTTGATAAACTCTTTATAAATTTCAAAATTATTAATATCCATATATTTTTTTAATTGAGTTTCGTACACTTTTCTTTCTCTACTTGTAATTTCTTTTTGACATATTTGATGTAAAAAGATCCAGTCAAAAATCCAGGAGTTATATTTTAAATAATTAAAAACTCCTCTTTCCTCTTTTAAATAAGCTGGAATATCTTTTCCTAGACTTTTTAATCTATTTCTCTCTATTCTTTTAACTTTTTCATTTCTTCTAAAATTATTAAAATCATATGCTAACTTATTTTTTATTCTTATTAGTTGCTGTTCTGGTTTAGTTTTTAGCTCATTTGTAAGAGATTCAAGAAATATTTCTTTTAAAAAATTATTTTCTAATAAAACTTTTAAACTATTATTAAAATTCATCTTTTCCATGAGATTTCTATAATAATCTCTTCCAAAGAGGACTTCTACTCTAACTAATTCTTTATTAGCATAGATATTTTGATTTCTAAAAAGCTCAAAAGATTTATCATAAATTTTAATTACTTTTCCAGTATTTTCTTTTTTGTTTTCTGGAAATTTAGCATTAAAATATACAATTCTATCTCTTTTAATTTTTTCTGGAATATCTTCATCAGTAGCACTATACATTCCTAATGCTTTTTGATGATTAGATCTTATTAAAAGCAATATAACTTCTTTAAGTTCAGAATAATTTTTTTCAAGTGTTATATTAACTTCTAATTCCTTTACTTTAGCTTCTTTTAAATCTAATTCAATTCCTTTACTCTTTAAAAAAGTTAAGATTTGATCTAGACATTCAGTAACCTCTTGAATAGTTGAATTATAAATATTATGGTTTTCAGTGAATTTATTAGCATTAAATTCCAAACTGGAAAAACTATACATTTCTCCAGTAGACTTTAAATTATTAGAATAAACTAACCGAAATCCATTTTCTACAATCTCAAATCTTTCAACATATTCAATATCGTTGACAATTTCTTTCTTTTCTAGCTTTTCAAAATTTAAAATCTTAAAATTGTTTGTTACAATTCTATCTATTCCAATTACTCCAAGCCTACTAGCATCTACTTGCATGTACACCTCCCTTTCTTCTTTTTTATTTCCTCTCGTGCGAGAGGCAACGGAGGATTTCTCATGATGAAAATTATGGTGAGAATGATGAGGTTTGAACTCATATCGCTGGATGCTTTTCCAATTAAGCTACATTCTCATAAAAGTAGTTCTAAACTAAGAACTACAAATTTCGCTATCTCTTAAATTCATAAGAACAAGGAATTCCCTTTGCATATCTACCAAATCCATTTCCTTCAAATTTAAATATTATCTTTTGAGATATCCAATAATTCATTGCACTTAATTCGTGACATTTACCCATTTTTTCACCTCCACCACATTGGACTCACTCCTACAAGAACATATTATTTTTGGAAATAAAAAAGATAAGGAGGGCTCTCACCACCTATTTTTTTAATTATGTTCTTGTTGAAATATACCAAGCATAGCATTGCAGAGTAGAATAGATTTAAAATACCATATTTAATAAAAAGAGGTTTGAAACTTGGTATACTTCAATAAAATCATAATTTATGTTAAGGGTATAAAAGTTATACCCTTAACATTTAAAATGGAAACTCATCATCTATAAAACTAGGCTCTTTTTTATCTTCAACTTGCTTAGTTTCTTCAATGTTTCCATTGTATTTTTGAAACATTTTTTTAAACATATAACAATCCAAAGATTTTCCTTGTAGTTCTTTTACAGTTTTTCTACTATTAGGCTCATAAACTCCTTCAAGAATATAATCATAATTTCCTTGATCATTAATTTTAACTTTTAAAAAAACTCCAATCTTTATATTTTGAAGGTTTGGAATAGTTGTTTTTCTTTTATCCCCATCAAAAATTATTGTTTCAGTTTTTAAATTATTTACATTTGTCTTTGATAGATAACAAATATGATTTAATAATCTTTTTACCCAAGTTACAGGCTCACCATTTTTGCTTTTATGCCATAATGTAACTCTTGCTCTTTCGTCATCATTTACTAAAGTTAAAGCTATAGCTTGAGCTTTACTTTCATTTGAATTTACTATTTCAGCTGATTCAATTTTCAGATCATAACAACCATTGTTGCTGATCCAGTTGCCTCCAACTGTTTCTTCCAGCAAATCATTTTCATCGTAATCCCATAAACTCATTTAATCCTCACCTCTTTTTAATATTTCTATCTCTTATTCCTCTCCAAGTCCAACCAATAAATCCTCCAATAATTGCAGAGAAAAATATGATGCCTGCTGTTGTAAATCCTGACATTTAGTTTTCCTCCTTTAAATTGATACAAATATTTTCCCATTTTTTATACACATCCATGTATAGTTCTTCTTTATTTCCATTGAAAGTGAACTCATAATATAGCCCATCAGAAACAGTTGTACTTAAAAGAGCTTTATTATTTTGCAATGTCTTACAGTTCCAAACAACAAAAACATCATCTTCTTTTAAAACTTTATTATCAGTTTTATCAACTTTTGAGTTAAAATAATTTACTACTTCTTTTTTACACCATTCTAAAAAATCATTACTTCCCATTTCTTCCTCCTAAAATTTTTACAAAAAATAAAAGGAGTTAAAACATGCATCACTGCAAGTTCTAACTCCTCTATGAGTTCTATTGGTAAATTCAATTTTATTTAAAAAAGATTATTATTTGTTCTCCACATTTTTTGCATTTAAGTGTAATACTCATTCCATCACTTGAAATAACATTGCTAGGAAAATTAATATAACCATCTTTTCTAGTTTCAAAAATAAAAGTTTTACATTTTTTACAAAAGTTTCTCTTATCTTTCATTTCAGTTTTTTTTATATCTATTCTCACTCTATTATTAGCATATATTTTTCCAAAAAGCAAATTATTTTTATATGCTATCCTCCTTACAGTTTATTATTTAAGAATATCATAGCATAAAAAAATATATTTCATAATAGCAACACTAAAAAAAGTGTACTGCTATAAGTACACTTTTTTTAATTGTTATTTAAATTCTAATTTTCTCTGTATTCTAGAATCTCTCATAACATTTTCTTTAATTTCTAATAGTAAATATCCAGTTATTAAATCTAAATTTTCTTTTCCTAAACTAGAAACTATACTCTTTTCTATTCCTAACTGAACTGCATCCTGATAAGGAACAATTAAAGTAGTAATATAATTATTTAACATTTTTTCCATAGCTAATCTATAGTTTTCTCTTGCTAAAATTATTTGTTCTTCTTCTCCACTTAAATAAGCATCAATATATTTTTGTGCAATTTCCTTTTTTTCTCTTTTTATTCCATCAGTAATATAATTTAACGTTTTATTTGCTAAAGATATTCCTTCATTTCTTAATGATTCAGCAATTATTTTTACTGCTAATTTTAAGTTAATATAAAGAAATTCAATATCTTCTAGTGCCTTTATATAATTTTCCTTAACTTTTTTCCCGCTCTTTGTTAAAACGGAATCAAATGTTATTACCATTAACTCGGCAGCTTTTTCTACTAAATCATTATTAATATCTTCTAAATCATAAGTTTGAAATAATTTTTTTAATTGACTTTCAATTTTTCTTTTTCCATTTACACCTTTTATCATTCTTGCTTGAGTTATTCCAGAAATAATAAACTTATAATTCTTATAGTTCGGTAGTGTTTCATATGCAATATTGGTTAAAATTCCTGTCTTAATAACTTCATTTTCAGACATTTTAAAAACTCTGCTTAATGCTATTATGTCACTTTTTATATTTTCATCTTTAAGTATTAAGTCATTATCTAACATTTATTTTTCCCCCTTTATTATTATAACTTCATTATCAGAAATTTCATCTGAATCAAATGCTGCATCTTCTAATTTAACTGTAATTTCTTTTAAATTGTTAGCTATTGTTAATAAACCTTTTTTTATTTTTTTATTATCTTTTGAATTATTTATTCCTAATAGCAGACTGACTTCTTTCCATTTTTCTAAAATAACATTGTTAAACTCCCATATTTTAGTAATTAAAAGAGTTCTATTCTCAAAATCTGAATTAAAACTATTTATTTGCCTTTTAGAAAAATATTTATCTTCAAAAGAGTCTTTTTCAATCAATTTACTTGGAACATAAATTTCATTTTCTATAGTGTTTTTAGTATCTTTAGCTATTTTTTCTAAAGTTTCTCTAATTAAATCTATAACCTCTTTTGGTAAATATGTTTCTTTAACTCTCTTATATTTTTTTGAATTATTAGCATATTTTTTTAAAATCTTATCTATAGTTTTTTTATCTTTAGTTTCAAAGGGAAGTTTCTCTCTTAAATTTAAAACTGTAGATAATAATATTTTACTATTAGGATTTTCTAAAAATTTTTTTAAAGTCTTACTGCTAATAATTTTTTCTTTATCTAATTTATATGCAGTGATATTGTTATTTTTCATATAATCAATTAAAATTTTTTTAATAATTTCTTTATCCTCTAATCCTATTAGCATTCCTATTATTCCTCCTAATATTATATTAGAAAGTATACCATTAAAAATTATAAAGAGCAAGGTAATATTTTTTTAATAACACACCTTACAAGGTTGTCTACCAAACACTTGACTTATATCTATTTCTATTACTTTTTTACTTCTAGCTAGTGTTCTGCAATCTCTAGTTGAATGGTACTTCTTTCCCTTTGGAGTAATATAAACCAGCTGTCCAGCAATGCACATTACACTAATAGTAACTAAAAGTAATATTATTATTTTCCTCATTATAACTCCTATATAACAAAACTCCCTTTATTCAAGAGAGCTTTATTTTCTAGTACTAAATATTAAAAATCATCTTCATTAATAACACTACCAATACAACGACCAACAATCACAAAATCATCATACTCTCTGACTTTGATATCAGGATATTCTCTATTATCACTTCTTAAAAATACACTATTTTCAGTAACATAGTATCTTTTTAAAAGAGCCTCATTATTTAATAAAAAAGCTCCTATTTTTTTATTTGGAACTTCAACATCTCTTTTAATAAAGACTATTGAGTGATTTTCAATAGTGTGTTCCATACTGTCACCATTTACTCTTACAGCAAATACATCTCCTGTAAAATGCTTTACAGCAGGTAATGCTATATAATCTACTATATCAGCTTCACAAGCTCCATATCCTGCACTAATAGAAGCATATAAAGGTACTTTCTTATATGCTACTTCTAAATCAATATTACTTTTTATTTCATTTTTATCTTCATCCAAGTATCCCACTATTCTGTATAACTCCTTGTAATCTATTTTAAGTCCTTCACCTATTTTTTTTAGTAAAAATGGGTTGATTTTTAAAACTTTTCCATTTTCTAAACGAGACCACAAAGAACTAGCAACATCAGTTTTAACAGAAATTTGATTTAATCCAATTCCCAACTTTTCACGCTTTTCTTTTATATAAAACCCTAATTTTTTTCTTATTTCTTCTGGTACTACATAATCATTTATTTTATCAACCATTTTTTCACCTCTTAGATATAATTATAGTATTTATATTAACAACTGTAAATAGTAAAATAAAAAAACTATTGACAAATGATAATGATAGTGTTATATTACTATTAACAAATGATAATTAAATTTTAGGAGGATATTATGGATTTAAAACAAGTTAAGATTGAATGTCTAAATCATAATATTACTATGAGTGAATTAGCTAAAAAGCTAAACATATCAAGAGTTTGGCTATATAATAGGATCCAAAAAAAAGATTCTAAAACTATAAAAAAAATTCAAGATATTTTCAACTCTGCTGTTGCTAAATAATAACATAATTTTTATTGTTTGTATCAATAAAAATAAAAAAAGTTATCAGATCTTTAAAACTGTTTACAGGCGAGGAGTTTGGCAAATCACTCTGTAAAGTGCCACGTCAAAAAAGCTGGGAGGGAATATGAAACAATCTATACCAAGTATGGAACTGGAACGAAGCATGAATCTGCAAGTTCATGTGATGACTTTTGAAGAAAGTTTAAGACATGCTGAAGTGATTGATGAGTTAGATGATGCTAGAAGATTAAAACTTCATAGCATTATCAACTGGGTAAAAGATATGCAGTTGACTTTTATAAAAGATCTTCAAGATATTTATAAAAGTACTGGATTAGAAACTTTAGCAAAAGAAATTGAAAAGCAAAATAAGTTTTTATCTCAATTTACTAAAAGCATTGATACTGTTTTGAGAGAAGAACTTGAACTTGAAGCACTAGATGACAACACTAGAGAATATCTAATTAATTATGCAGTAAAAACTCGTGAGAACTTAAAAGAAGATAACTCAAGATTAGAAAAAGAGATTATCTTGAGAAAGGTGCAATTATGATTAGATGTCCAGAATGCAATAACTTGCTTAAATCATATTGTAGCAAGTTAAAAAGAGGAGAAAGGATCAGATATTACAAATGTGAAATCTGTGGAAAAACTCTTAAAACTAAAGTTGAAATAAAAGTAACTGAAGAGGTTATAAATGAAGATTATGACAAATAAAAAAGGAGTTACGGCAATAACTCCTCAACGAATATGAAACTGTCCAAGTTTTAATTCTATTTTTATTTTATCATATTCTTCATAAAAAATCAAATTTTATGGAGGGAAAGTATGGTAACTAGATACGAAGATTTATTAAAACTAATTGAAAAATATGGAAAAGATGCTAATTTAGCTGAAGTATTAAATCTAGAAAAAGCTAATCAATAGGAGGAATTATGAGAGATTTAGTTGAAGCAATGATTGAAAAATTAGAGTACTTTGAAATTGAATGTGAAGATTTAAAAAAAGATGCTTATGATGAACTAGATAGAAATGAGTTCCCAGACAACCAGTATCTTTGGGCAACAATTAAAAATATGGCAGAACTATTAGAGCAATATACAGCATAAGAGGTGCAAATTATGGCAAAAAAATATGTATGGCTAAAGCTGAAAGAAGATTTTTTTCAACAAAAAGCTATAAAAAAACTTAGAAAAATGACTTCTGGAGGAGCAGTATATACTCTAATCTATTTAAAAATGCAACTTTTATCACTGAAAAATGAGGGAAAAATTTATTTTGAAGGGGTGGAAGATGATTTTATTGATGAGATAGCATTAGAAATAGATGAGAGTCCTGAAGATGTTCAAATGACAGTACTATACTTACAAAAAATTGGATTAATGGAAGTTGGAGATCTTGAAGATGAGTATGTACTTCCAGCAGTTGTGGGAAGTATTGGTAGTGAAACTGCTGCTGCTGAAAGAGTGAGAAAACATAGAGAGAAACAAAAGGCGTTACAATGTAACACTGATGTAACTCACAAGTTACTAGGAGTAACAAAATGTAACACAGAGGAAGAGAAAGAAGAAGATAAAGAGGAAGATAAAGAGGAAGAAGAAAGAAAGAAAAAACTTCATCATCTTTCATCAAAAAAATTTGAAGAAAAGATAGGATTGTTAAAAGAAATTATCTTAAGAGCAACTTTATGCAATGAACATCAATTAGCACTTGTGTTTAGACCTGTTCAATATAAAACTTTTATTGATGATCTTCTATTGAATATAGAAGAGTCAGACTATCTTCAAGGAAAAGTTTCTGGAAAGATACCAAACCTTCAAACTTTTACAGTAGAGGCTCAAATCAATAGAATTTTAGCTGGTTTCTACAAAACACATTCTTCCTCTAAAAACTCATTAGGGATAAATGATTTAAAGCACTCTGAAAATGATGCTGATATTTTAGAGATGCTGTAAGGAGGATCTATGGATATACCTAAGTGTAGAATTTGTGGAAAGGAATATATTTTAAATCCATTCGCTTTGGATAAACTTCCTCCTGGATTTGCATCTCATATCAAATATATTCCAGCTTGTGAATGCTTTGAAAAGTTTAAAGATAAAGAACTGGAAGAGGCTGAAAGAAAAAGACAAGCTGAGTGTATTAGAAATAAAGTTAAAAAATATAGAGATATATCAATTATAGATTCTAAATTCTTAATGAGTACTTTTAAAAATGCTGATAAAGATACCAAGGTTATGAAATTAGCTAAAAAGTTTGTTGAAAAATTTTTAGCTAAAGGAACTGCAAATGTAGGAATTTTCCTTCATGGTAAGGTTGGGACAGGAAAAACATTTGCTGCTGCTTGTATAGCAAATGAGCTAATGGAACACAATAAAACAGTGCTTGTGATGAATTTAGGTCTATATCTTAACAAGTTAAAAAGAGAGTGGGCTGAAGCTGAAAATGATGTGCTCAACTATGTTAAAACTTGTGATTTACTCATAATAGATGACTTAGGAGTAGAAAACATAACAGATTGGGTACAAGATAAGGTTTTCACTCTTATAGATGCAAGATATAGAAGTGAAAAACCTCTAATCTTAACAACTAACTTAGAATTAGATAATAGCTCTTTAAGTGAAAATGAGATTAAAAATAAGCTTTCTATTGAGAGCAGATTTAACCCTCGTATATCAAATAGAATAGCTGAAATGTGCTATTCCTTCTCAGTAGAAGGAAAAAACTACAGACAATATGGAGCTAAAGAGAAAATGAAAGAGCTATTGAAATAAGAAGGGAGAGAAATGGAAAATTATAAGCATCCTAAAATGACTATTGCTGAAATGAATATCATTTGGGAAAAATGTAAAAATCTAGGAATAGATCCTGAACAGTACAAGGATGTCCAGTACGCAGGAAAACTTATATTCGATTTAACTTGGCTGGAATTATGTACAGGTAAAATAGTTCCACCTAACCCTGCTGACTATAAAGCAGGTGGGAAATATGACTATACAAGATATTGAATGTAAAGAGATAGAAAAATTTTTTGAAACTATGCAACTTAAAATTGGAGATGTAAGAAAAATTTTAAATGATAATTTTGATTGGGAAAAAGAATTTATTCTTCAAAGAGCAAAAGAAGAAAGAATTTATCATATGGAAGAATATTTGAGAGATTTTGATATTATTTATCCTAAAAAAGCTGGATCTTTTTCTGATATAAAAGTTTCAGTTTTAGATATTGAAACTGGGATAATTTATAAATCTCTTCGTCAAGCTGAAAAGAAAATGCAAGTTCCTGGCTCTAAAATTAGAAAATATATTAAAATTGGAAGATTTAGGAAAATGGAGGAAAAATAATGGTTTCAAAAGTAAATATATCTGTTTTTTTAAGAACTTTAACTGAAGAGTTAATTTCGACAACAAGAAAAAGTAAAACTAAAAAAATTACTTCAAGTTGTAAAGTTAAAGCTGTGAAAAATGGAAATGAAATAGTGTTTTATATAACACATGAAAAAGTAAAAAATAATGCTGCTTTTGATAGATTATCAGCATTAGTCACTCTTTTTGATCTTTTAAAGGAGGAAAGCATATGAACAGTGTTATTCTAGTAAAAGCTAACAAAGGTGGAGTTGGAAAGAGCTGGATTACACTTCAAATAGCTCATGCACTAGCTTTAAAAGAAAAAAAAGTTTTAATTATAACTTCAGATAGTCAAAATGATATTCCACGATTTGCAGGAATTAAAGATATGAAGTTCGAAAGAGGATTGGAACATTGGGTTAAACATTCAACTGGAAATTATCATGTTTTAAGACAAAATCTTTATTATATTCCTCTTACTGATACTTTTATACCTGAAGAGGATATAAAAAGCTTAAAAAGAGTAGTAGAGGCTCTGAGAGAACGGTTTGATTATATTCTTATTGATTCAACTCCAGTTCTAAATTTAGATGATGCTTTCTTAGAACTTGCTGATCAGATTATAATTCCAACTTTTTTAGACTCAGTTACAAGTAAAAATATAAGAAGTTTACTTGAAAAGCTAGAACTAAAAAAAGTTAAAGCTATTATTCCAAACAGAGCTACTAGATGCAAAATTGAAAAAGAACATCTGGAAAAACTTATATCTTCTCTAAGAGAAACTGAAATAGTAGTTGCTTGCCCTATTAGTCAATCAGCAGTTATCTCAAGACTGATTGAAGCAGGAAAGACTTTATTTGATGATCCTAAACCTGCTACAGAGAAATTTAGAAAGATTTTTCTTGAAGTTTTAGAGGTGATAGAATGAATGGTTTAGATATTTTCAAAGGGATAGAAGATGTTATTAGAGAAAAGAAAAAGGAAAATGAATATAATAGTTCATTTGACTTTGAAAAGTTTGGAGTAGATGAAAGAAATAAAAAATATATTGTTGAGAGAGAACAAATTATATTTGACAATGCTAAAACTTACTCATCTTCTTTATATCAAATCTGTAAAGCTTTAGGAGAGATAAAAAGCATCTTTATGAATAAAGGGATAGAAGATGAAGAGACATTTGCTGAATGGTACAGAAGTGCTGGACTTCATAAAGATAAAGTGTCAGAGCTATTAAAAAGAAATGAACTATATATGTTAGCTCCTGACAAGATTGATTATATCTCTTCTTTAAGTATTCCAGCAGTCAAATTTTTAACTAGAAAACAGCTGGATGATGAACTTAAAGAGAAAGTTTTAGAACTTGAACTTAAAAAAATTGAAGATATGGAAGAAATTGTGATGAGTGAGAATAAAGATGAATCGCAACTTCCGAAAAAGACTTCTTTTGAAACTAAAACTTTTAAGTTCTATCAAAAGAGAATCTCTAAAGCAACTTCTCTTAAAGAGTTAGTTAAAGAGAAAAATAATATTATAGATCTTATAAAATCTCTAAATCAATTAAAAAAAGAGATTGAAGATAAGGAAAAAGAGCAGGAGAATGAAAATAATCTGAACTTATTTGAAAAAGAATATGTCTTTAAAGATGAGTTAAATAGAATATTTGTTTTAGAATTTAATGATGAAATTAAAATGTATGAAACAGTAAGATATTTGACAGTTGAAGATTATAAAGAGAGAAGTTTTAGAGAAGTATTATCAATTATTGCTCCTGAAAAATCTCTAAAGATAGCAAAAGAAAAATTTTTAGCTTATGCTATCATGCAACCTTGGAGAGAATATAAGGAGGAGAACTAATGGTTTATAACTACATAATTAAAAGCTTTATAGAAACTGTAATTATGAATGAAAAGGAATTTTCAAAGGTTGAAAAGGATGTTAGCACAAACCCACTCAATGCACTTGAAGATTATGAAAAACATTTATCTAATAATCTAAATCCAATTATTTTAAAAAGAAATAAAAGAAATAACTGGGAAGAAATTACAGTTTCAGAGTTAAAAAAAGACCTCCAGGGAGCTAAAAAGCTTCCTGGGTTAAGAAAAGCTTTTAAAGTAAAAAGTGGGTGGAAATAATGAAAAAAGAAGATTTTAAAGAAATTTTACCTATTCACATAAAGAGTTGTAAAAAAATACTAGCAGTTCAATCAAAATGCTGGAAAGCAAGTGTTAGATGTAAAGAATGTCCTTTCAGTCAAGCAAACAATGCAAGGACAGGGAACGGATGCTGGAGTAGTTATTCAAGTGTGCTAGCTAAACTCTATGATAGTGAAGATAAAAGTTTATTAGCTAGTTGTAAAGAGTTTATTAATCTATTTGAAAATGAGGTTAATAAAAAGTGATTGGACTACTGTTATTAGTTATTTTGTATATTTTAGTAGTTCTAATTACTAAGGAGATGAAATGAGAGAAGAAATTGAAAACTTAAAGATTGAGTATAAAGAGTTAAAAGAAAAATATAAAAACTTTATTGAGATCTTTGACTCTCCAAAGTTCAACTTGCTCTTGTATGAGCAAAAGCATTGGATCAGAAAGCAAGCTGAAGTGATGGAAGAGTACTTAAAGATCTTGAAGAAAAGAATCAGACTTGAAACTCAATTAGAAAATGAAGAGAACTATATTTAGCAAAAAGGAGGAGCTTATGGAAAATTATGGAATAACTAGAATTCCTTTTCAAATAACTGGAAGTTGCAATAGACAGAACTATGATTTATATGTCGAATATTTGAGATCAGCTATATTAAGACATAGCAATACTCTTGGAACAACTTATAAGACTTACGCTAGTAATATGAAACTTTTCTTTGATTATATTTATAAATATGAGGGTAATCCTTATATTATAGATCAGGACTTTTTATTAAGATTTACTGACGTTTGGGAGAGATATTCATTTTTCTGTTTGGAACTTGGAAATAATAAAAGGACTATTGCAAACAAGCGAACTGCTTGTAGTGCTTTCTTTGATTGGTGTATGAGAAAAAGAAAAATACCTGTTAATCCTTTTATTTTCATAGAAAAACTAAAAATAACTGAACAGGATAAAAGAAGAAAAAGCTATTTCTTAACTACTAAAGAGATCTGGAAGATCCAACACTTTTTGAATGAAGGTGAGTTTATCTTTAAAGAATCTGAAGAGAAAAAGAAAATTAAATTTGATTTGCAAGATAATTTACTTTTCAATATGTTTTTAGACACAGGAGCAAGAATTTCTGAGATACATAGTATCAGACTGGATCAAATAGACGTAGATACAGGAACTATATATGATGTGAAACTGAAAGAAGGATATATTGATAACCTTTTCTTCTTTGATGAAACTCAAAAACTATTGAAGAAATGGCTGGAATATAGAGAAGAAAATAATATTTACTCCGATTATCTTTTTATAACTAATTACAAACAAAGAATTAATCAGATGAGTCAAGAAACAATTAGAGCAACAGTAAGAAAAATTGGTTTGATAGTTGGTATAGAGGACTTCTATCCACATAGCATTAGAAAGACTATCATTAACCTTACTGCTCAATCAGATGAACAATTAGCATCTAACTTTGCTCATCATAGTAGCTTAGAAGTTACTAGAAAGCATTATGTGCGAAAACAAAATGCTTATGAGCTTAGAAATAAAATGAAGATTGCAAGAGAAAAAGTTGGAATATAGGAGGGAAAATGAAGTTACTTACAAATGATGAGATTTTAGAAATTTTAGAAAATGCAATAAGAAATTTAATACCTTATGTAATTATTACAGCAGATATTGAACAAACTCCAAGTGCTACTATTTTAACCAGTGATGAAATTAAAGGTCTTTATAATGAAACTAGAAAAAATAAATATGACAATATTGAAAACGATATGGTTGTAGAGATTATAGAGTTTCAAGGTATTGAAAACAGTAAATATTGGGGAGTGAATAAAAATGACTAAAGAAGAGTTTAATAATCTTGGAGTAGGTAAACCTTTTGCATTAGGTTGCAGGAAATTCATAGTTGTAGAAAGTGGTATTGATTGTAGTGAATGTAGTTTTGATAAAATGAAAGATTGCCTTTGCACTAGCTTACGGACAGAACATTTTATTCCAGAGTGTTCAGGAAGAATCAGAAAGGATACTAAAGATGTGATTTTTATGGAGATACAAAATGAAAGCTTGGAATAAAAGAAAAAGACCTAAGCACTGGACTAAACCTAAATGGGTTTGTAAAAAAGTTTTTGGTAAGAAAATTTATGTATTAAAAAGTGTTTATACAAGAAAAAAAATATTATTTTTAGGTATTTTAATGAAAAGTAAATGTTTGAGTATCAATTTTGTACAAAATGAAAAATTAAATAATTTTAAAAGAGTTTGGAGGATAATATGCAAGTCAAGGTAATTAGAATAAATGAAACTGAGTTGCCAAAATATGAAACTATTGGATCAGCAGGAATGGATGTTAGAGCAAATATAACTGAGGATGTTATTCTTGTTCCTGGAGCAATCAAACTAATTCCTGTAGGGTTAAAGGTTGAAATTCCAGTTGGATATGAGATTCAAGTGAGACCTAGGAGTGGTCTGGCACTTAAACATGGACTTGGAATGGCAAATAGTATCGGAACAATAGATAGTGATTATAGAGGAGAAATTGGAGTAATTGCTATTAATTTATCTGATAAACCTTACACAATTCAACCTCAAGAAAGAATTGCTCAAATAGTTTTAAATAAAGTCGAGCAAATAGAATGGACTGAAGTTGCTGAACTTGGAACAACTGAAAGAGGTACAGGTGGATATGGACATACAGGGAAATAGAAAATTACTTTTGAATAGAGTATATAGACATTTCAAAGGTAAAAATTACTTAGTCTTAGATATAGCTGAACATACTGAAACAGGAGAAAAACTTGTGATATATAGAGCTCTGTATGGTGAAAATAAGTTATATGCTAGACCTTACGAGATGTTTATGAGTGAAGTAGACAGGGTTAAATACCCTGCTGCTTCTCAAAAATATAGATTAGAGCTTGTGGAGGAGTAAATGCTGATTTGGTTATTATGTTGCTTATTAATAGCAGTATTAACAATTAAGATAGCTGATTTATAATAAGGAGAGTTAAATTATGAGAGAGTTTACTTTTAAAGAAGAACTAGTAAAGTATGTTAGAGATAATCAAAAATATAGAGTTTTACAAAATGTAGAGCATGATGAAGATATAGATGATTTGATAAATGAATTAAAAGAAGAATATCTTAATGTATGTAGATGCCCAAATTTTGGATGGAATAAGGATCTAAGAATGATGATAGAGTATCAAAGGCATGCTCAAAAATCAGAAATTTTAGGGAAATTAATTATGCTAGCACATGAATTTCAAGGCTTTAAAGCTGTACAAGAATTATTGCATGAATTACACTGGGAAAATCAAAATCTAATAACTTTAAAGATTGAGGAAATGGAAGATAAAATTAAGGAACTGGAAGCAAAAGAAACAGGTGAGATAATTGAAAAGTTATAGATTAAAATATAACCCTAAGTTGCATCCAAATCATCAAAAAGAATGGACTATAAAAGAATTAATTTATCTTTGCGGTGTTTATAATATAGATAAAAAGCAAGATATTTCACTAGCTCTTGGAAGAACAGAGGATGCAATTTTAGAAAAAGCTAATGTTTTAAAAAAGCAGAAGTTATTTGAGAAATATAAAGAGATGTATGAGAAAGAAGTTTAAAGTATGGAGGAAGAAAATGGATGAAAAGAAAGAAAAAAATTGCATTTATGATAAATATGATGTTGCTAAAATATTTAACTGTTCAGAGTCAAAGGCTGCTAATATAATTAGAGGCTTGAATAGTAAATTACTTGAATCAGGAGTTCCAAAAGCAAGTATTGTGGCTGGTAAAATAAGTAAGAAATTTTTTCATGAGACATTAAAAATTTAGATTGATACAAACATATAAAAAGAGAGTATTATATAATTAATCCTCTCTTTTTTTAAAACAACTTTCTTTTAAAAGCTTAAAAACTGAATCTGTTAACTTGGAATGAAAAAAAGGGAACAGATATGAAAATTGGAAAATAAATAATTTGTCTGAATTAATTTTTCTAAAAAATTGTAGCACAAA